GGGTATAAGAGGGCGAACACCACATAAAAACATTAAAAAGAGATGTATGGACCCCCCGCCATACCAGAGGACGCGTTTCCCGTGTACGCCGGACAAGCCAGCGATTTGATAGACAGCATCACACAATACAGGATCATACAGGGCGGGGGCCTCTCCGCCCTGCCTGCCTGTATCCAAACGCTGGTGCAAAAGGCAGCGGCGGCCCAGGTGTTGTATTTTACCCAGCAGGGCATGGAAACCGTGCTGACCGGGGAGACGGGCCAAGCATTCACGGTGGGCAAGGTCTCTGTTTCCGGTGGGGGACGCGCAGCCGACAGCAACGCTACGGCAGCCTCCAGGATGATAAGCCCGCTTGCCGTGCTTTTGTTAGAGCAAACCCCATTGCTTGAAAGGAGGGTGGCGGTATGCTCAGACCGATTCCCGGTGTTTTACTAAAAGACAAAATGCAGCTAAATGTATGCACGGGCCTGGATGCTTGGCAAAAAGCGGCCTGGGAGACATACGAGGTAAACGGCGTACATCTGCAAACCACCAACGAGGTGAAAAAGACCAAGGACAATACGGAGGTCGTGCTGCGCTCGGTGCTGTTTATAGACGGCGCAGTGTCTCTGCCGCAGCTGGATTATGGGGCGCTCATGGCGCAGTCTGAAAAGGCGGGAAAACCAATGCGCTGCGAGGTATACAACGCTTCCGGGCAAAAATGCGGCTCGTATGAAGTTGTTACGGTGGACATCGTGCCGGACATACCGGCCATGCGCACGCATCATGTAGAACTGGGGCTGGTGTAATGGCGGTTAAGATCATACGGAACATGGGCGGCGTCCGCGCCAAGGTGGAAAAGGGAAAACAGAGCATGGTGGAAGCCGTGGCGGAGGCCGTGATTTCTTACGGCAATGTGTTTGTGCGCGAGGATCAAGGCACACTGATGGAAAGCGCCCTGATCGCAAGCAGGCCCAAGGACGGGCTTGCGATCTGGGATACCGTATATGCCAAGAGGGTATATGAAGAGGGCACGCCCTCCAAGGACAAAAACCCACAGGCATCCCTGCATTGGGTGGAAAAGGGCATAACCACCTACAAGCGGGAGCTGGATACCGTGGCGCAGAAGGCCTTTGAAAAGGGGATGAAAGCATGAGTGTATACGACGAGGTGCTGTTATCGGTCATTGCCATGGCGGAGGAAGCAACGCTATATGCAAGCATCATCATCGGCCCGATGCCGCCGGATAACGGGCTTTGCATGGCCTGGGGCAGCGGCGCGCCAAACGAGATATACCTGGACAAAAACACACTGGTGGAAATGCCCCTGCTTTTCAACGGAAAGCACACGGATCAGCAAACGGTATCAAACCAGCTGGGGGCGATCCACAAAAACCTATCTCGGCGGAAATGGTATCCACAGAACGAAAATTTTCAGATTTTGGATATTAGCACTTCCACGGCCCCGCAGTATGTAGGGCGGGAGGAAAACGACCAATGGCTCTATGGCTCTGCGCTTAGGGTCAAATTTTATGATAGAGGGGAATGAACCATGGCAGATTACATGCTTGTCACGCATGCCATTCAAATCGAACTGAACATCACACCCACGGCGCAAACGCCGACCTGGGCGGTGTTCGGCAATGGCATTGACAACCTGACAGAAGCGCTGAATGAGACCATTCAGCAGTATTTCTTTATGAGCAACAAGGGCTTTGCCAGCAACTATGTGACCGGGCAAGCACCGGCCTATACCTGTACCGGGCGCAAGATCGTGGGTGACCCGGCGCAGGAATGGATTTTCAATCCATCGCGCAAGTTTGGCCTGATGGCGGAGCGCGACACGCAAATTCGCGTATCCGTCCCGGCGGCGAATAACCTGATCAATCAGTTTACCGCCGATGTGACGATTGCCAACGTAACGGATTTGGGCGGCGCTACCACAGACGGCAGCGCGGTTTCCTTTGAAATCCGCATCAATGGGAAGCCGGTGCTTGCTACCATCACGCCGACAGCTACACTGGCGGTAGAATCCGCAGCGGGTACGGCGGTAGGCGATACGCTTCTGACCGTGACCCCGTCTGTGCCGGCGGTGGGCAATAAATATGTGTATAAATACGGCACGGAGGCCCCGGAAGCAACGGTGGGCCAGGCGCTGGATACCACGGGCTGGAACGATTTTACAAACGGACAGGACTATACCATCGCCAATGGGCAAAAGGTGACGGTGGCGCAGGTAAACCTATCTACATTCATTGTAACGGCGAGCGGCGAAGCGACCGTAGTCGCCAAAACGGAATAGACGGAAGGGGGCTTTCCCCCTTCCGCATTTTTTGGAGGAAAGCATGAAGATAAAGCGCACAAGACCATTTTTGGATACCTTGGAGCTTGAGGACGGAGACAAGCGGCTGACAGTTTCGGTAAGCATTCATTTTGAACGCAGCGCGCCGCTGATCCGCAAAGCGCAAACGGCGCTGATCGAGGCGGAAAGGGCCATACAGCAAGACAAGAAAAACCCAAACAATCTGGAAGCGTACGGAAACGCCGTTATCGCGCTGTTTGCCGCTGTGTTTGGCGAACAGGAGGCAGGGAGGATTCTCCAATTTTATGAAGGGCAGTACACCGACATGCTGACGGATATATTGCCGTACATCCTGCACATCGTTCTGCCCGCTATGCAGCTGTACCAGCGGCAGAAGGTAGAGCAAATGACGCAGGCGCGCAAACAGATCAAAAGGCAGGCACACAAGAAATGACGCAGCGGCTCTGTGACCCGCTGCCGTATACCGTGGAATTTGAAGGAAAAACGCTGGAGATCACCCCGTATTTTGACAACGTGCTGGACGTGCTGTCCATCTTTGATGATGCGAGTAGAACAGAGGAAGAAAAGGTTATGTACGCCTATGCCGTGCTGGTCAAGCGGAAAAGCAGCGATATAGCATACCAAGGCCGGGTGATCCGGCACATTGCGGAAACGATACTGTTTCCGGACAAACAGGAGAAAAAGCACAACGAAAGATCGTTTGATTTTATACAGGATGCGCCGTATATCTACGCGGCCTACCGGCAAGCGTATGGCATTGATTTGTTTGCCGAGCAAGGAAGGCTCCATTGGTGGGCCTTTTTGTATTTATTCAAAGGCTTGCCGGAAAACACCCGCATGATGGAGATCATCAGAATCCGCACACAGCCCATGCCAAAGCCGACCAAGCACAACGCAGAGTACCGGCAGGCATTGTCCAAGGCAAAGCTGCAAGTGGCGCTCAAGGTGCCGCAGACAGAGCGGGAGCGGCGCACACGGGAATCGATGGAAGCATTTGCCAAGGCGCTGATGAAAATGGCGCAGGCATAAGGGGGTGAGCTGATGGCAGATGGGAACAAGGTCATTTATGAGGTGCGCGCAGACGACAGCAATTTAGAAAAAGACCTGAACCGTGCGGAACAGAACATACGGAAAAAGGCGCAGGGCGGCGGGGACGCCGTGAAAAAGTCTGCGCAGGAAGCCTCGGCAGAGGTATCCAAGGCCGCAGGCGACAGCGCACAAAGCCTGGCAAAGCCGGAGAAAGCCGCTAAGGATGTGGACAAGGCGCTTTCCGGCATAGATGCAGGCGGCCTGGAGGAAGTGAAAAGCGCGGCAAACGAGGCAGAAAGCCAGCTTGGCGATGTGAAAGGCGCGGCGGGCGATCTGGCCTCCAGCCTAATAGAGATGGGCAACGACGGCGTATCCGCCCTTGGTAGCGTGGCGGGCAGCGCTGGCGAATTGAAACAGGCGCTGTCCGGCATGGGCGGCAAGGGCCTGGCGCTTGGCATAGGAGCCGGGGGCGCGGCGCTTGGAGTAGCAGGTGTAAGTGCGGCCAACGACCTAAACAAGGCGATGAACAACCTACAAGCCTCTACCGGGCTTGCAGAGGAAAAGATGAACGCCTATGAAGGTGTTCTGAGAGATATCTATACCAACAATTACGGCGAAAGCTTTGAGGATGTAAGCCAAGCGCTGTCCACGATTCGGTCGCAGATCGGCCCGGTTGTAGATCACTGGGATCCTTCCGCATTGCAGGATTTTACGGAATCGGCCTTTGCGCTTAGGGACACCTTTGGCTATGACATCCAGGAAAGCGTGCGGGCCGCCAGCGCCATGATGGAACACTTTGGCATTGACGGCAACGAGGCACTCAGCATGATTGCCAAAGGCGCGCAAAACGGCCTGGATTTTTCCGGCGAGCTTTTGGACAGCATCAGCGAATATTCCGTGCAGTTTGCCAAGATGGGATTTAACGCAGATGAAATGTTCCACATCTTTCAGAAAGGCGCTGATTCGGGCGCTTTTAATCTGGATAAGATAGGCGATGCGGTAAAAGAAAACGCTATTCGTGTTATCGACTATTCTGATACGACCAAGGATGCTTATAAACAGCTAGGGCTAGATGTGGATGAAATGTCCGCTAAATTTGCTGCGGGTGGTGATTCTGCAAGAACAGCATTTGATCAGGTAATGACTGGCCTGATCGCCCTAGATGATCCTGTAAAACAGCATCAAATTGGCGGAGAACTGTTTGGTGAGATGTGGAACGATTTGGGCCCTACCGTCGTAGGAGCGCTGGGGGACATCGAGGACGGCGCTTACGATGCTGCCGGCGCGATGGATCAGATAAAAGAGGTCAAGTACGACGACATCACAAACCAGCTGGAATCCATGGGGCGCAAGCTGCAAGATGATGTGCTTGTCCCGGTGGGGCAGATGCTGATCCCTGTTTTGCAGACGTTTATGGAAGTGCTAACCCCTATCCTAGACTTACTTGTTGGAATTTTAACCCCGATACTAGAAACGACAGGCGAGCTAATCGGCGATTTAATGGAGCCCTTGGAAGAAATGATGGACTTCATCGCAGAGCTGATGGAGCCGCTTGGCGAACTGATAGAATCACTGCTGACCCCATTGATGGGCGTGTTGCAATCGCTTTTAGAGCCGCTGACAAGCATTGTATCCGCCATCCTTCCGGCGCTGATGGGCCTATTTGAGGGCATTATGCCGGTACTGGCTACGGTGGTAGAGGCGATCCGGCCCATCATCGATATTTTGGGCAGCTTGATCAGCACGATCATGGATGTACTGACGCCTGTGATCAACGGCCTGGCGTCGCTGCTGACGGGCACGCTGAAAAGCGCGTTTGACATCATTGCGGGCGTGATAGACAGCGTAAAGGGCGTATTTGAAGGCATTATTACCTTTATCAAGAACGTGTTTACGGGCAACTGGAAGGCGGCGTGGGACGGCGTTGTATCGGCGTTTAAGTCGGTCATAAACCTGATCCCCGGCTTTTTTGAAATCGTGATCAATGCAATCATCAGCGTTATCAATGGCATTACCTCCGGCCTTTCAAGCATCTGGACATGGACGGGGCTTCCGGAAATCCCTGCGATCCCAAACGTAACCCTTCCGCGCTTGAAGGTGGGCATGGACTATGTACCGGCGGACGATTTCCCGGCGCTGCTGCATATCGGCGAGCGTGTCATGACCCGCGAGGAAAACCAGGCGTTTACCGCCTTGGGCGGCTTGCAGGGCATGGAATCGGCCTTGAGCGGGCAGATGGGCGCAAAGCACGGGCTTTCGGAAACGGTGATCCAGGTGCCGCTGTATTTGAACGGGCGGCAGATCGCCAAGGCCACTGCGGTGTATATGGGCGAACAACAAAGCTGGGAGGCGATGTAATGACCATCAACGGGATTGACCCGGAGCGCTGGGGCGCAAAGCTGACGGCGGACTATACCGTTGGCATGCCGGAGCTGGATACACAAACCCTTTTGGGGCGAAACAGTACGACCTTTGCCATGACCTCGCAGATTTTGGGCATGCGGGAAATCACGCTGCCTTTTGTCATCGCAGGACGAGACCATGCGGACATCATGCTGCGCAAATCGTACATGGACAGGCTTATGCTTGGGAAATGCGAGCTGTTTTTGCCGGATGGCTTTTACTATTCTGCGGTGCTGGATGCATTTGACGACCCCGCGTTCCAGGGTCCGCAGCTGGCCGAGTGCGAATACACGCTGACAGGGATGCGGCACGGGCCGTTGATTGAGGTCACGGCAAACACGGTGTACTGCGAAAGCTCTATGCCGTATACCGACTGCCGGTTGACGGCCAAGGTAAGCCAAGTGTCGGAGACCTACGAGCTGGGCGGGGCCGTGTTCCGCAATGTACAGGCGGGCGATGTGCTGTGCTTTGACGGCATTGACAAACGGGTGCTTATCAACGGCGCACCAGGCGCACAGCGCTGTGAATTTCTCAGTTTCCCCTCGCTTGTGCCGGGAGAAAACCGTTTTGATACGCCAGACCCTGTGACGGTCGCGTATTATCCGGCGTATCTGTAAGGAGGAAATATGTTCAAAATCTATCATGGCGACCAAGCGTCCGCCGTCAATGTGGATGATTACTACATCAAGGAATCGTCGAGCGGGTTGGACGAGCTTGTTTTTGAAATTCCCATCACGGACGAGAATTACCCGTATATCTTAGAGGAAGCGCCCGTGGTGGAGCAGCAAAAGTATATCATCAAGGCCGTTGACGCAGACGAGGAGACCGCCAAAGTAAAATGCCAGCTGGATATTGACGAATGGTTATCCGATATGTATATCGGGTTTACCAACGGAAGCGATACACTTTACAACACTGTGCAAAAGGTGCTGCCGGGCGGCTGGCGCATCCTGGACGACGCGCACCTAAACACGCGCATGACGATAGAATTGGAGGCGGGCACCTCCTACGATGTGCTGACCTCGTGCGCGTCCGCCTATGGCGTGAAGTTTCGGTTTGACAACGTAAACCGCACGCTGACACTTTGCATCCCGGAGAACAACCAGCCGATGGGCGTATTCGTCACCCGGCAGCTCAACATGACGGAACTGAACTACAAGGGGAAAAGCACGGATTTTGCGACAAGGATGTACGCCTATGGAAAGGACGGCATGACCTTTGAAACGCTGAACGACGGAAAGCCGTATGTGGATGACCACCGTTATTCCGACAAGATCGTTTCGGTGTACTGGAAGGATGACCGTTACACGGACCCCCAATCGCTGCTTAACGCCGCAAAGCTGAACCTAGCGGCGCTTGCGGTGCCGTCTCGTTCCTATTCGTGCAGCGTGGTGGACTTGGCACAGACGAATCCTGAGCTATACAGCTTTCAGGATTTTTCTTTATTCAATGTCGTAACGCTGATCGACGATGTAAAGGGAACGCGGATCAACCACGTGGTGGCGGAATACACCCGCTATCCGCACTACCCGGAGAACAACGAAGTTACGCTTTCCACCGTAACGCCGACCATCCAGGATTCCGTAAAAAGCATCCAGGCACAGATCGAAAAGCCGAATAGCCAATTTCGGCAGATCATGCAGGCGGCGGTGAACACGGCAACGGAGATCATCACGGGAAACCTCGGCGGCCATTATATCGTGACAAACGGGGCAGACGGGCATCCGAACGGCTGGGCCATCCTCGATACAGACAGCATAGAGACATGCCAAAAGGTGTGGCGGTTTACCGCTGGGGGGCTTGGGCATTCCAGCAATGGATGGAACGGGCCGTATGAAGATGTTGCCATCACGATGGATGGGCAGATCAACGCTTCTATGATTACCGTGGGCATTTTGTCGGCAAACCTCATTCAAAGCGGCATTTTGCAAAGCCTGGACGGGGACGTTCAATTCGATTTGGAAAACGGCATCATCCGCTGCAAAAGCGGGCAGAGGGAAGCGGTGTTTTCCAACGGAAGCATTCAGTTTTCGCAAGGGGATCGCATCACAATAGAATTGACATCCACTGCAAGCGGAGGGGAGACGGACGGCACTATCACAATAGCGCATACAAACCCGGACGGATCACAGGACAACAACACGATATTGAGCGGAACGCTTGTGGAAAGCAATCAGATTTCTGCCTACGATTCGTTCTACTTTAATGGTCGCAGCGCCGCGTGGCAGTACGAAAACGGCAAATATTATTTGGTGGGGGTATGAGATGGTACAGCAGACAATCAACCTATATGCCTGGCGGGAAAATGAAAAGATGATCCCGCCGGTGCTCATTACACAGGGGGAATCGGATACAAGAACGGCAACCTTCCGCCTGCTGGATCAGGCGACAACGATAGACTTGACCGGCAAGAGCATTTCGTTTGAATATGACAAGCCGGACGGATTTCATGTATCGCTGATATGCCAGCCGACGGAAAATCCAGGGGAATGCACCTGTACATTTTCTGACCAGGCCGCCATTGCCCCCGGCATTGTCAACGATACGCGGGTGATGGTGCGCAGCGGCACGGATGTGTTGGAGATCGTGGGGCCTAGGCTGTATATTGCCGTGGGCATCAACGCCAGTGCCATTGTATCGTCCTCCGAGTTTGCAACGCTTTCAGCGTATATGTCCGACCTTTCTACCTATTATCAACAGGTGGCGGCGGTACAGGCGGGCCTTACGCAGACAAACGAGAACGTATCCAGTTTGGATAGTGAGCTTACGGCCTTACAAGGAACGGTTACGGGCAACAAAAGCGAATTAGACGGAAAAATTGCAAGTCTGCAATCCTCTTTGACAGCACATACCGGGAACAACACAATCCATGTGACACAGGCAGATAAAAACAAATGGAATGAAAATTCGATCACTGCCGGCTCAGTGTGGCTCTGGCCGGGGAATACACCGCCGGCCGGATGGCTGTTGTGCAACGGGCAGGCGGTGAGCCGCACCACGTATGCAAACCTGTTTTCTGTGCTGGGTACGGCCTACGGGCAGGGAAACGGAAGTACGACGTTCAACGTGCCGGACTTAACAGGCCGCGTGCCGGTAGGGAGCAACAGCACCTATCCATTGGCGAGCAAGGGGGGTGAAGCGGCGCACGCCCTGACGAGCGCAGAAAACGGGCCGCATACACATGACCGCCTGTTATGGGTGGATGGGCAGCCAGTGACGCTGACGGGCAGCGAATCGGGCGCATACAGGGTATCCTTTACATATGATAAGGGCGGCCCGAACATGGTAAGCACCTCAGAATCCGGGCAGGGACAGGCGCACAACAACATGCAGCCGTACATAGCCCAGCACTACATCATCAAATATTAGGAGGGGAAACAGATGGCATTCGGGAAACAAATCACAGGAGACAACGGCGCGTTTGTGGGGCAGTACCACCGCATCCGTACGGTGGTGTACGACTATGACGCGGAGCAGTGCCACATCACCATTGCGCATTACGCGGACAAGCAGTACCGGGAACAGGAAAAGGCGGAGATTGCGGCAAACCAAGCGAAGATCGCGCGGTACCAAGAACTGACAGCCAAAGACCAGCTGACAGAGGAGGAGCGCGCAGAGCTTTCAGGGATGAGCCTGTGGCAGCTGGAAGCGTTCGTGCCGGAACCCAGGAATATAGGGCCTGACACTAAGGTCACGCTGGGGATAGAGGAGGATGTGCGGAAAGGCCTGTATGACAGGCTGGGCGCGGATATAAGCATATTTGAAGGCGCAGAGGATGTTTAAACAGGAGGGAAACCATGCAGCAAATCAAAAGCGGAAGCAAGGGCGAGGTTGTAGAGCTGGTGCAGCGGATGCTGAATGAGAAAGGGTATGCATGCGGCAGTGCAGACGGGATCTTTGGGACGAAAACAAAAAATGCCGTAGAGAAGTACCAAAAGGCCAAAGGATTATCGGTAGACGGGATCGTGGGGGACAACACGTATGCCAAGCTGTTTGCGGACTGCTTATTGAAAAACGGGAGCCGGGGAGAGCTGGTAAAAGCGCTGCAAACAAGGCTGAATGAACAGGGATACAAGGCAGGCACGGCAGACAGCATCTTTGGGAGCAATACCGAACAGGCGGTAAAGGCACTGCAAAGCGTCGCGGGAATCACAGTGGACGGGAAGGTAGGAAAGAACACGTGGACGGCGCTGTTGGAAGGCATGGGCGTACCGGCAAGCGCGCATTTCAAGCTGAGCGAATTCAAGTGCAAGGACGGAACGGCAGTGCCGGCAAAATACTACGGGCACTGCCAAAAGCTGATGAACCTGTTAGAGGAAATCAGGGAAGCATGCGGGGACAGACCGATTACCATCAACAGCGGGTACCGAACAGAGAGCTACAACAAGAAGGTGGACGGGGCCAAGCAGAGCCAGCACCTGTACGCGGCGGCAGCGGACATCAAGGTAAGCGGGAAGAGCGCATCCGAGGTATACAAGCTGTGCGACAGGCTGGTAGGAAATCGGGGCGGCGTAGGGAAATACAGCGCCTTTACGCATGTGGATGTGCGCGGTCATAAGGCGCGCTGGTGAACGGCATGGAATATGTAACCAAAGAGTTTTGCAACGAGCGGCACGGGAACACCAAGGATGAGAGGGCCACGCTAAAGGGCCGGGTAACAGAGCACGGGAAGGAGATCGAGGCCCTGCAAAAGGTAGCGGATCACCAAACAAGCTCGATAGAGAGCATCACGGTACGGCTGGAAAACATAGACGCAAGGCTGAGCAAGATCGAGGACAAGCCGCGCAAGCGCTGGGAACAGGTGGTCAGCAAGCTGGTGGATTGGGCGACGCTGTTGGTACTGGGCCTGATTGCCGCAAAGATAGGACTGTAACGCCAAGAGGGCGTTCTTTTTTTACAAATAAATCAAGAGGAGAGAATGAATTTATGCTGGTAGAAGTGAGACAGTGGAACAAGCAGGACGTATTGACGGTGAGCAGCCGGGAAGTGGCACAGGACTTTGAAAAGGAACACAAGAATATCTTGCAGAACATTGAGCATTTGCGCGGACAGATGGAACCAGCTGAAAATTCAGCTGGTTACTTTATCCCTGCGATGTATAGGGATGCAAAAGGAGAGATGCGCAAAGAGTACCTGCTGACACGGGACGGATTTTCTCTGCTTGTGATGGGATTTACCGGGGAAAAAGCGCTGGCCTGGAAACTGAAATATATCCGCGCATTCAACGCGATGGAAATGATGCTGAAACGCATTTACGAGGAAAAAAAGCAATGGGAAATCGAACGGGCCAAGGGCGTTGTGATCCGGCATATGCTGACGGACACCATCAAAATGCGGATGGCAGAAAGCGCGCATAAACGGTTCGCGTATCCGAACTACACCAAGCTGATCTACAAAACGCTGTTCGGACAGTCGTTTGCGGAGCTGAAACAGAGCTACGGGATCAAGGAAAGAGAATCGCTGCGAGACCATTTAACGGTAGAGCAGCTAAGGGAAGTAGAGCACCTGGAAACGCTGGTCAGTGGGCTGATCGGCGTAGGGATGAGTTATGAACAGATCAAGGCATTTTTGGCACAGTGGTACGATCCTCAAAAAAGGATCGCATAAAGAAGGGAGAAAACAAATGAAACAATGGATCAAAGCAGCGGGCATCCGCGCGATTAAGACGGTGGCCCAAACAGCAGTGGCGATGATCGGCACAAGCGTGGTCATCTCCGAGGTAGACTGGATCATGGTGGCAAGCGCATCGGTGCTGTCCGGGGTACTCAGCTTATTGACAAGCGTCGCGGGCTTGCCCGAACTGAAAAGCGAATAACAAAAGAAAAGGCCGGAGCAATCCGGCCTTTTTTGTTTAGGTTGAATATATCCTATATTTTGCATATACTATACAAAAGGAGTGAGCAAAATGCAAGTGGATATTAACAACCTGGTTTCCATGACGGAAGCAAACCAAAATTTCTCTAAAGTAGCAAGAATGGTGGATGAAAAGGGTGCGGCGGTCATTTTGAAAAACAATGCTCCACGTTATGTAATTTTAGAGTATAGCCAGATTCAAAACCAAGAGGCGGAGGATATCGAGGTAGAAAAAGCAGCTGCGGTGTTTTTGGCAAAGCATAAAAAGGCGTTTGAGGAGCTGGCAAAATGAAAATGCTTTCCAAATCGCAGATTATAGCGTTGCACGGAATGGCGATCCGGCAAACAGGAGGCAGCGCAGACCTGCGGGATGAGGGGGCCTTGGACGCTGCGCTGGCGGCGCCGTTTCAAACCTTTGGAGGAAATGCGCTATATCCAAGCATAAAGGCCCAAATTGCGCGCCTTTGTTATGGTTTGATTCAAAATCACCCGTTTGTGGACGGCAATAAAAGAACAGGCATGCTGGTATTGTTGGTGTGCTGTGAGATCAACGGAATGGCGATAGAAATAACGGATGAAGAGATCATAGAGCTAGGACTTTCTTTGGCCAGCGGAAAAATGGATTGCCAAGCGCTGACACAATGGCTGATGGGAAAATGATAAGGCCGGAGCAATCCGGCCTTTTTTATACTTAAAGAGGGTTTGATGTATTATGCGTCTTTGTAAAGGGTGGTGAAAATGAAAAAGTACACAGCATTACAGGCTGCGCAATGGTTTTTGTGCAAAGAAAGCATGACGGTGGGAAAGTTGCAAGTCCTTTGCTATTACGCCTATGCATGGACGCTTGTATTTCTGAACAAAAGGAAAACAATGAAATACAGACTTTTTGAGGAACCGTTTCAGGGGTGGGTACACAGGCCGGTTTGTCCGCTGCTGCAAGACAAATACAGGGAATATGGGTTCAATGAGATTCCACGGTACAAGGGGGGAACCGAAGGGTTTACAGACAGCGTGGAGACAGTCCTAGAGAGCGTATGGCACACGTATGGGAAATTTGACGAGGATCAATTAACGAGGATCGTATATAGCGAAGAACCTTTTCAACGCGCCAGGGCGGGGCTAAAACCATGGGAATCGGGATACAGGGTGATACAAGACAAAGACATGTACAGATATTACAAAGGGCTGCTTAATGGAACCCCGAAAGAGTGAAATAAAAAATGGATGGGGCGTAATAGCAAAGATAAGTGGGGCGTAATAGCGGGCGTAATAGCACGCCATTTTATCCAACTTTTCTCCACTTTCTTTTTTGAACGTGGGCGAAAGCAGAAGATTCAGAGCATCAAAAAAGCCCGAAAACTCGGCGTTTTCAGGCTTTTTGGCGGAGAAGGAGGGATTCGAACCCTCGCGCCGGTACACCCGACCTACTCCCTTAGCAGGGGAGTGTTTTTTGCCTATATATCGGCGTTTTTAGATGGCCTGGGCGTAATAGAGGCGTAATAGAACTATAATTTATCTACAGCAGACAGTATATCGTCTATTTTTATGTGCGTATATCCAAGCGTGGTTTGATACGATCTATGGCCCGATGCTCTCTGAATGATTGCCGGTTGTATACCTGCCCTTGCCATGTTTGTGTTAAACGTATGACGGCAACATCCCGGCGTTAAAGAGGAAACTCCGATGCTCCCCATCGTTTCCTTATATTTTTCATAAAATTGATTTTCACTCAAAGGAATTAACCGTCCAGTGCATTTCAATAAAAGCTCAGAAACAATAGGGATTATCTTTTTTGCAATTGGAATATGCCTTTGCTTTCCTGCGCTTGTCTTGATCCCGCATGTCATGTATCTTTCGCTGATATGAACGTCCTTTTTCGTGGCCGACAAAAGTTCTCCTGTCCTCATTCCTGTGTAAATCATGATAAGAGCTCCCCCCAATATTACTCTTTCAATAGAATCAACAGGAAAAAGGTTGTAATTTTTCCACATGATAGCGATATCGATATCTGTATATGTTTCTTTTTTTGGTTCTGGGCATTTTGGCAATTTTATATATGACGCATAGTCCTTTTGCACCCAGTCATTGGCAACTGCATATCGAAATATTTTTCTAAGCAATGCTTTAATATCCCGTTTCGGATAAAAATCACCGGGAGCTGTATCAACAATATATTGCAGTTCAGGTATTCTTATATCAGATATATTACGAAACCAGATCGGCCTAATGCGACGATATGCAATATCATAGGCCCTTTGTTTATCCTTAGACAATTTTTCGATATCGGCACTTATTATCTTATAGACTTCCTGTATGTTGATGGATTCATAGGATGGTTGGCTTTTCTCCGATTCTAAAAATTTCATGGCATCTTTTTTTGTTGAGAATCCACCCTTTCTTTTGCTGATACGAGAACCATCCATTTTGTATCCAATGGTCCACTCTGCTCTCCATTTCCCATTTTTCATTTTGTATACGGACCCTTGGCCGTTTCCTCTTTTTTTAGTGCCCATACGATTCCACCTCCACCAAAATTGTATAAGAACGCTTGCGTCTATGATGGATGCAGATTTTGGTTACTTTCTCATTGCGACAGCGCAAAAGATGATAGGAAATAAGTTTGTTTATTGCGAGTTTTGCTTGTTCATGTGACAATGTTTTTTCCAAACATACATTCGTTCCGGACAACACAGCATCAGCATGCCCATCCAGATCGACAGGCACTACATCAAAATAATATGTATTCATTTTAGCGCTCCTTATACGAACATATGTTCTCTTTTGTGATTCAAGTATACCAGAACTAACTAAAAATGCAATAGACTTTTTGGACCAATTTTATAAAAATAAAAAAGCCCTCGTAAGGGCTTTTGTTATTCTCTTTTATTTGCTTGGAACTAATTTGATTTTTACTCCGTCTATTTTTAAGGTAACCCCTTCTTCTAAAGAAATATTTTTATATTCCTTTTCGTAGAGCTCGTCTTTTTTTACGCCCATAATTGCATTAAGTCCACCGCTGTAAATGTTGTCAGAGGAGACATTTCCGTTACCCGAAACAGCCTGGATATCATACACGCCCGCAGGGAAGTCAGTGCCCGCAACAAAATTTCCGTTAGATAGCTCAATTTCTTCCGTGTTTGGCTGTTCTCTTTTTGATAACGCAGCTCCGGACGCGTCCTCAGAATGAATTTTTACTACAACACCACCAGAGATTCTTAATAGCGTATCTTCTGGCAAGGAAATATTTGAATAGCTTTTCTGATACAAATCATCATCTTTTACACCCATGATAGCATTGATTCCACCATCGAACTGGTTGTCCGAAGAAACATTCCCATTACCGGAGACAACTTCAATATCATACGTCCCAGCAGGAAAATCTATACCGGATGTATAATTTCCGCTTCCGAGTTCAGCATCATAAACAATAGATGCAACCGGGGTTGTGGATTCAGTTTGTTGGGATGACTGCTCTTGTTTTTGGGATGACTGTTCTGCGCCCTGTGTTTCTTCGGTTCCCCCTCCTGACATTGCGCCACCAATTCCAGCCAACACAAGAACGGCAATTACCCATACCCACCATTTTTTGTACCAAGCCTTATTTGTTTGTTCTGCCATTGCAAATCCTCCTGCACAAATTTGTACTCGTTTCCCCCAAACCGAGCCTTTATATATACCGCAAAGCGGTATTATTCCTCATTCAAATCCTTTTGCAATGCTTCTCGATAAGCGGCCAATGCAGCTTCCAGCCATTGTTTCTCCGCTGGATTGACAGGCCCTACATAGTCGCCTTTTGCCATAATTGTATCTTGAATCTGGATTTTTGGCAACGGGTCATCTGTACGGCCTAACAAATAATCTACAGAAACTCCAAGATACTCAGCGATTTTGTCTATATATTTTTTGTACGATTTTGTCTTTCCTGTTTTCCAATCAGTGACAGCAGATTTGTTAATTCCAATATCCTTCGTAAGCTGCTTATCAGTGATGTTTCTCATTTTCATACAAGAAAGAATTTTTTTTACTGTATCATCCATATAAAAAAATCCTAAAAATTCAAAAATATTATATTGACTTTCTGAAAAATTCAGAATATAATCAATACGTAAACAGCACACGAGGGAAAATCCTAACGTGCGCATACACCTATCAACAATATATCACAAAGGAGGTGCAAAACCAAGGGTGAAGCGTGATTGGATGAAGGAAAAAAGAAAGGAACTTGGGCTAACACAAGTACAGCTTTCTGCAAAAGCAAACGTAAGTATCCGTTCCATTTCCCATGCAGAGATGGGGGTAAGAGACCCGGAAGTGCCGACTGCCAAACGGTTGGCATCCGTACTTGGCGTACATTGGACGAAGTTTTATGAAGAACCCTAACGGTTCACAGCAGGATTGTCCGTTCTGCCGACAAGATAGTCGATAGACACATCAAAGAAGTCGGCAAGGGCGACAAGTACAGGGAGTGTTGGCTGTGTTTCTCCTTTTTCATACCGCTGGTATTGGCGGACAGTGACATTGGCAGCTTGTGCAATATCCTTTTGGAGAATGTTTCTACTGTTTTTTATGAAAATAATCCGCTCTTGAAATGTCATGTCAATCTCCTAAAAAATCATTGACAAGACATAAATGTCATGTTAGTATAATTGCAGAACAAGACATAAATGTCATGTTAGTACGAATGTGAGGGGTGATGATGAGCGCGGAAGAAACGAAACTCAAAATCAAACGCAAAGAAACACCTTTAACGCAAGCAGAGCTTGCAAAAATCGCCAGGATTACAGAACGGCAATATCAGCGGTACGAATCGGGTAAAAGCATGCCAAAGGCCGATACAGCCAAGCTGATAGCACTGGCGCTAAACAGTACGGTAGAAGAACTGTTTTAGACACAACAAGAGTACCAAAGAAAAAGAGGTTTTGCAACGGATGTTCCGCTGCAAGAAAAGAATACCAAAGAAAGGAGGCAAAGAGGATGGCAGACCTTGGAAGCATTTTGCGGGAAAGTAGGCAGACAGCGCACCTATCGCAGGAAACAGCGGCAGTACAGAGCTTTTGCGATGTAAGCACGATCCGGCGGTATGAAAACGGGAGCATTGTTCCCTCCTGGGACACGATTTGTATGCTGTCCGATGTGTACGAAGACCCTGGATTGAAATACAGGGCACAGCAGGAAATGGAGGCATGGCAAGATACCTTTCCGCATGTGGAGTTTGTGCCGCTTCCCATATCGGCGTTGCATTTGATTTCTGCAACAAAGGAAATGAACGATAACGCGGGAATGCTGGCAGAAATCTTGGCAGATGGGAAGATTGGCACGGATGAACTAGAGGAATGGGAACAGGTACTGCATTCAGTGGAAGAACAGATTGTGGCCTGTACCCAGGTCTTGGAGGCGGGAGCGGATGGCAAATGACATTAGAGGAAATCAAGGCTATACCAGATGATTGGATCACGGTGGAACAGATGGCAGATTTTCTTAAATGCGATGAACAGGCGCTTCGGATGCAGGCAAAGAAGGATAGGGAAAGTATTGATTATTTAGGCCCTGTAACGATAGGAAAACGGACAAAGTTTTGGAAGCCCGCCGTAGTAACACATTTTGAAAGGCTGAAAGGCGCATGAAAATCAAAGCAACAAGAACAGCATGCGGACTGACGCAAAAGGCACTTGTGGAGATTATCGGGCAAAGCGGGATAAAGCTGGACAAGCCGGCATATTCCAAGATAGAAACCGGCGCGGCATTGCCGACGGTAGAGCAGCTTCGGGCGATGTGCCAAGCCATGGGATGTAAGCCGCTTGACCTGTACACGGAACCAGAAATCGACCTGATCCATTGCATGGACAGCGAGCACGCGCCTAAGACGGCGAAAAAGGACGGGCATAGGATTCAACGCAAAGCGACCTTCCGCGTGCCTGAATGGTGTTGCAAGTGGCTGGAACCGCAAATGCTGCAAGAGCTGGGTTACACAACGGCACAGCAATGGTTTTTGGACATGGTACGGCGCACGCAAGCGCGGTATGAACGGCGGTTGAAACGAAACCGACAGCGCACTATCTGCCCGCATTGCGGCGCACCGATAGAGAACGGCGCACAGTGCAGCTGTGAGCTGAGCGCATAACAGCAAAACGAGAGCCTGCCTTAAGCGGCACTCCGGCCCTGCATACAAACTCCAAAAAATAAAACAAATGTCTGACCAAGGCAAATCCAGACAACCTATATAGGGAGTGCCGCGCAAGGTGGGCTTTCGGGAAAGGGAACAATGGCAAGCTACGAATATTACGATCCGAAACCAAAGCAGAAACGGATCACGATTCCACAGAACAAAACGAACACACAGTACGGCAGGGACAAGCAAATTCAAGGATACTTGCGAGAAGCAAACAAAAAGAAAGGACAGGCATGATGAAATTTTATGAATATAGAGAGGAAATCCCTAAAAACAAAACACGCATTGGAAAAGAAAGATTAACGCTTCTTTGGAGCTTTGTGAACAGTGGATACAAGATTGCCAAGGTCGATTTTCAGCCGGAATATAAAAGCGCAAATTCCGCTTATGCAACATTAAAAAGAGTCATTGAAAAAAACAATATTCCAATGAAAGTGCAAATGGTAAAAGGCAATCTGTTCCTTGTAAGGTGTGAGGAAAACAATGAAACGAAAAATTGAAACCTACAGCGACGCCTGGTTCTACTGGGTAGGAGCGATAACAATCGCAGGATTTACCTTGTTCCGCTGGGGGGCCTGGATGGTATGGGCGGTGATGAGATGAAAACGGACAAAAGAAAAACCGCGCAAGCAGCGGCAACTGCAAAACGCGGCAAAACAAAAAAACCTACTAACAATATACCACAGAAAGGAAGCGTGTGCAAGGGTGACAGCATGGAATGACCCGTTTGGAGAGCGCATCCGGGCAAACGTGCGGCAATGCGACAAATGCGGCGCAGAACTGGACGAGGGAGACAACGCCTACTTTACCGGGCTTGACATGCTGTGCCTGGACTGTGCAGAGGCGGAAGCCAAGGCACAGGCGCAGCAAGACACCGTGGAAACAATACAAACGCGGTTTCATGCGATGGAGCAGCGCGGATTGACACGGCGGGATATAGATGCCCTGTACGACCTATTGCAGGATGTGATGGGCGATGAGGAGAGCGCGATCGAGGACAACCTGGCGGATATGCGGGTGATCCTGGACGAATGGGGGGAAGGGTATGTGGCTTGAATGCTGGATAGAGTGCGACGTGTGCCACCAGGCCATGGAGCTTTCACACGTCATACAGCTGCCGGACGGCAGCTATGTGTGTGACGAGTGTATGGACGATCGGAGGATATGACATGGAAGAGACCAGAGAATCGTTTGTCATAGACAGCGACGAAAAGGCGGACTGGGCGGTTCGGAAGATCAAGGAGCATATGACGGACGCAGAGCGATGGGAAGCGTTTTACAAGGAACAGGCACAAAAAATCAAGACGTCTGCACAGCAGAGCATTGAATATCTGAGCGTGGGGCTGTACAGCTACTTTGCCACGGTTCCGCACAGGGAAACCAAAACACAGGAAAAGTACAAGCTGCCCAGCGGGGAATTGGTACTGATGAAGGAAAAGGGGGACTTTGAGAGGGACAATGGCGCACTGCTGCAATGGTGCAAAGCCAACCATCCGGAACTGGTGCGCGTTAAAGAGGAGCCGGACTGGAACGCGGTCAAGGCGTACATCAAGGAAACCGGCGAGCTGCCGGAGGGCGTAACGCCGATCCAAAAGCCACCGGAATTTAAGGTGAGGTGAAGGAAATGCCGTTCAATCCATCAGAGCATATGATCAAGTTGAAGGGCAAGGATTACTTGCAGGTGATGTGGCGACTGTGCTGGTTTCGGGAGGAAAAGCCGGGCTGGTGCATAGACACACAGCTGGTGAGCCACGAAGGGGACAATGCGGTGTTCTGCGCCAAGATACTGGATGAAGAAGGGGTTATGAAATCCTCCGGCTATGGCAGCGAAAGCAAGAGGGACTTTGCCGATTACCTGGAAAAAGCGGAAACCAAGGCAGTGGGCAGAGCGCTTGCGATGCTGGGCTACGGCACACAGTTTGCCCCGGATTTGGACGAAGGCGAGAGAATCGTAGACAGCCCGGTACAAAGGGAACCCGTCAAAGGGACCGATCTTCCCACCTACACGCCAAAAAAAGCGACCAAAGCCCAGCTCAAACAAATCCAGGAAGCGGCAGGCGGGGACATAGAGCTGGTCAAGCATGTATTGGGCCTGTTCGGTTACCAAAGCAGCAAGGATGTGGAAGGGGAAAAGGTACAAGCCATCCTCGGCACCATCCGGCAGAAGGTGGGGGCATAGCATATGGACATCATGCAGGAAATGTCCACGCTGCGGGTGATGCTTGACAGGGCGGTCACAGAAGCCAAGGAACGGGGGCGGGTGCTGGCAAAATGCGAGCACGATTACCGGGTCGCCAAAGCGAAATACATATTGCAGCAGCGCACAGAGGGGACGCCTGTCACCATCCTTTCAGACCTTGCCAAGGGGGAGGAACACATCGCCCGGCTGTGCATGGAACGGGACATCGCCCAAACGCTGTACGACAGCAGCAAGGAAGCGATCAACAGCTACAAATTGCAGATCAGGATCGTACAGGAACAAATACAGAGGGAGTGGAACCAGGCTTGAAAGCAGCGAGAACCAGAGCGCTCGGCATTTCTCCGGCAGTGAAAAGGAAGGTATGGGCCAGAGACAAGGAGCACTGTATTTTCTGCCAAAGCCCCTATGCGGCCCCGGAAGCGCATTACATCCGGCGGAGCCAAGGGGGCCTTGGCACAGAACAGAATATTTTCACAGCGTGCAGGCGGTGCCACAGAAGGTTTGACGAAGGAACAAAAGAACAACGGGAACAGATGAAGCGCTGGGCCAAAGCCTATCTGCAAAGCAAATATACGGACTGGAAGGAAGAAAGCCTGGTGTACAAAAAGGGGGCCATGGAATGAACAGAGCAACATTGATCGGGAACCTGACGAAAGACCCGGACATGCGGCAGACACAAAGCGGCGTATCGGTGTGTACATTCACCCTTGCGGTGCAGCGGCGGTACGCAGACCAAAACGGAGAAAAGCAGACGGACTTTTTCAACATCGTATGCTGGCGGAGCCTGGCGGACAACTGCGGAAAGTACCTGACAAAGGGCAGCAAGGCAGGGGTGCACGGCAGCCTTCAGAACCGCAGCTATGAGGACAAGCAGGGGAACAAGCGCACTGTGACGGAGATCATCGCGGACGAGGTGGAGTTTTTGAGCCGAAAGGTGGAGACGCAAGCCCCGGCGTATGAAGAGATAACAGACAACGAGCTGCCGTTCTAAGGGGGAGAAGATGGGGAAGAGCGGAATCCCTTACTTTCCGCTGGATGTCGAACTGGACGAAAAAATGGAATTGATAGAGGCCGAGTATGGGCTGACAGGGTACGCCGTCATCCTCAAGCTGCTACAGCGCATTTACGGAGGGCACGGGTACTACATACACTGGACATACGAGGTTGCGCTTTTGTTCGCCAAAAGACTTGGAGTGGGTGGGAGCGTCGTTTCGGAAATCATAGAGGCCG